CGCACTGATCCCGCTCGCACCGCGGGCAGATGTACTCGGCGTCGTCAGCTGGCGTGCTCACGGATCCGCCTTCCCGTGGTGCCGCGGGCGTGCCGGGATACCTCGCGCGGCCCCGCAGCACGCCCACGGTGCTACTTGTCCTTGGCCGAGTCCGGGTCCACCATCAGGTCCGTCACCGGGTCGTTGGCCTCCGGGTGGTTCCGCGGGTCGGCCGGGTCGTCCGTGCCCGTCTCGATGACGGCGGAGGCGTTCGGCGGGTCCTCGCGGGCACCGAACTGGGCAGCCTTCGGGCGGGTGCCGAACAGGTCGCGGGCCTTGATGTCCGGCGCGGCCTGGTTCTGCTCGCGGGCAGGGCGGATCACCGGGCGCTTGTGGCGCTTCAGGAAGCCCTGCGACTGCTCCTCGGTCAGCTCGGCAATCTCGCCCTTCTGGACGAGATCCGCCATCTTCTCTTCCCTGGCGCCAGCCGGACGGCTGATCGACAGGGGAGTCAGTGCTTCCCAGCGGCCCGTCTTCGGCTCGGGAGCCGGGGGGGTGTCGGACTTGTCGCGGACTGCCGCAGCGGGCATGGCGTATCTCCTCGTGATCGGGTGACGGGAAAGCCCGGCCGCGAGGGGACGGGCGTTAGGCGGCGGCCAGCAAGCCCTCGCGCAGGAGGAAGGCCGTTCCGCACTTCGTGAACTTGGACAAATTGCAGTCCTGGCAGGCCCTGACCAGGTTGAACCAGGCGTCAGTTCCGCCCTTGGCGAGCGGGAAGAAGTGGTCAACGTGGTGCGTCTCAGCCGCGCGGCAGTAGAAGCACGGATCGTTGCGGATGGCCTTGCGGTACTCAGCCGACAGAAGCCTGTCAACCTCATCCATGCCGTGCTCTGCCCGCTGCCGCCGCCTTGCTGCTGCTGCGCGCTGGGCCTCGGGACTGATGCGCCCGTTCGTGGCGTAGTGCTCCCGCGAGTAGGCCCGGTGCTCCTCGGCGTAGACCTCGCGGTAGAGCCGGGCGTACTCGACTAGCTCATCCTGATGCGCCGCGTAGTAAGCCCGGTTGCGGGTACCCAGGTATTCCTTGCGGTGCTTGTGGCAGAACCCCGTGATGTTGTCCGAGTGCAAGGTCTTGCCACAGCCCGGCTCACCGCATTTGCGCGCGTCCGGTGACCAGTACAGGCCACGGTGCTTCATGCAGCGCCCGATGGTGTTGGTTGTGGTCAGCCACTTGCCGCAGCCTTCCACCGAGCACTCCGGCAACTCCAGCGGAGCGTAATGGTGCTCCCTGCATCGTCCCGTCGTGTTGTCCGAGCGCAGGCGGTTCGGGCACTCATCTACCGAGCACTCCGGCCGCAGGTCGGGCCGTGCCGCCGTCTCCGCCCGAAGCCGGGCGTTAGTGCGCTCACGGGACTGGCGGGAGCCCTCCGAAAGCCGGGCATGGGCCGGGCAGTAGCCGCCCTCGTTGTCAGCCCGGAGTGTCCGGCCACAGGTCCCTTCGGCGCAGTGGCGCTCCGGGATACGCGAGGTCGCGTACTTGTGCTTCTCGCAGTGCCCGATCTTGTTATCGCGCCGTAGCTCCGTGCCGCAAACGCCGCAGACTGCGCGCGGCGGACCTTCCTTGCACGGAGCGCAGCGGACCTGCCGACCGGACTTCGGGGTGTAGGGCTGCTGGCAGTCCGCGCATATGCGCTCGGGGAACACTGCCGGGGACCTGCGGGCAGGCGTATCCTGCATGGTGTCGCACCTCTTGCCGGGTGTGGCCACGTCCCCGGCCTGCTGGTACAGGTGCGGGGACCTTGCGTTACGTAGTCTAGCGCATCCGCGCTGTCACCGTACGCTAGTGCCGGTGTTCGATTAGATGCCGCTGAGCAGGACGATGGCCAAAGGTTGATCTAGGCCTACGGCTGAGGCGCGCTGAATGTCCGATCTGCTCGCTTTGCGCGGTTCGTCTCGATATAGGGGAGAAGCGACCATCGGCAGCTCGTCGGCCACGAAGCCGGCACGGTTGCGCTGCATGATTATGGCGTTGCCTGCCGGCAGCTGCCTGGAGATCAAAACGTCCAGATTGAACACCTTGTTCGGAAGTACCCCGGTATACTGCAAATTCTCCGAGGCGATGTCTCCGATGTACGGCGCGGCGAACGAGCTGCTCTGGAGCAGGGTGTTCTTGGTGCCGTGGTTGATGATCATCGTGTCGGCCTCGAACCCGAGGAACGAGTTGAAGCCCAGCGAACTGGTGACGCTGGCATTTTCGACCAGGTAGACACCATTTGCGATGTCCGCTCGGATCGTCGCGTTGCTGGACGCCCAGGCGTTGGACACGGCGAGGGTCTGGATCCCGGCATTTGCGACCACGGCGGAATAGAAGGCACTATTCCAACTGTAAATCATGGTGTTCTGAACCTGCTGCAGCTGCCGCGTCACCGGGTCGATGATCTGGCGGCGCCGCATCTCGTCCGAGACCATGATCGCCATGGCGCGCTCGTGGGTGAACACGACCCGCGGGGTGCCGACCGAGGTGGGCACGACCGGGACTTCCGCGAACTCGGCGCGGATCTCCGGGGTGTCGTCCGCGTACAGCGGGGTCGACTCCGCGTAGCGCACGGCGCCGGAGGCGGTCATGCCCGCGTTCCTGAGCACGGCGTCGATGAGGAACTGGTTCTGCGTCATGGACAGGATCAGCTCGGGGATCACCAGCGGGTCCTTCAGGAGCGCGTCGAACGTGATCCGCGGGCCGTCAAGCGAGGTATAGGCCGGAGTTGGCATCGTTTGCTTCCTTCTTTCTCGGTGCTATCCGGCTCTAGCCGAAGATCCGGGCTCGGCCGACGGCGAGGGCGGAGATGGTGACGCCGCCGGGCTGGGTGCAGCGGCCGATGATGTAGGCGGGGTGGGTGTCGGTGCCGTCAACCCACGGCGTGACCGCGCCGCTGGCGGCGGCCTTGAGCAGCTGCCCGAACGTCGCGTTGGCGGCGTAGGTGACGTGCATGTCGCAGCCGTGGTAGACCGCCGTGTAGTCGCCGGCCACGGAAATATCCAGCAGCGGCGCGGAGCCGGCCAGCGAGTCGGTGTCACCGGCCTGGTTCGGCGCGGGCTGCGCGTCGTTCCCGGCCACGCCGAGGACGTTGATGGCGTTCGCGCCGGCCGTGGAGACCGTGGTCGCGGACGAGCCGTCAGCGATGACGAGAGTGCCGCCGATCACGGCCGCGGAGACCTGGTAGCTGTCCGGACCGAGCTTGTAATGAGGCAAAGTCCCACTCATGCGAAGTACCTCCTGTTAGCCCGGTTCCGGGCATGAGAAAGGGCCGCCACGGGACGGCCCAGGGTGGTGAATGAGGCGCTCTGCTTGAGTGCCGGGTGCCCGCGAGCGGGCGGGTAAGTCAGGTGCCGTCAGACGCCGGTCGTCTGGCGGTAGTGCGCGACGAGCGCGTGACGCTCCTCCGCCGCTGCGGCTTCCTTCGCGGCGGTGTCATCCCCGCCGTCCAGCGGCGTGCCGAGCTCCACCGAGATGCCGAGCTCCTTCATCGTGCCGGCGAACTCGCCGAGCAGCTTGCGGACGATCGCGCCGGCGTCGGCGGTCTTGCCGTTGCTCAGGTCCACGGTGCGGCCGGAGCCTTCGAGCAGCGGCCTGGCCATCTCCACGAACCGCAGCGGGATGCCCTGCCGGGTGTAGGCGTCGCGCTCCGCGTTGTAGGACGCGAGATCGAGCTGCCGCTTCATGCTGGCGACCTGCTGGGATGCCTCGGCGGCCTGGGCGTTGGCGAGGTCGATGGCGTCCTGCGCCTCAGCGGAAAGGGACGCGCCGACAAGCTCGCCCTCCGCAGGCTCGGTGACGGTGGCGTCCTCGGCGTCGACCGATGCGAGCAGTTCCTCAAGCTCGGCGTCGGTCAGTTCCGTGTCGCCCTCGTCCGTGGTCTCGGTGACTTCGGCGGCCGGGGTGATGAGTGCGTCGAACTGCTCGTCGGGCAGTCCGAGCAGCTTGTCCAGCCTGGCCTGCTGGGCGTCTGTGAGTGCCATATCGGGTTCCTCCGTGCCTTGAGCCGGGCTGGCTGCTGGTGTCGGGTCAGTTACGGTCTGTGCGGGCTCCTGAGCGGTCTCAGGGGCGTCCTGGGC